GGGTTCAACTCCCGCGAAATTGACGCGCTCACGCTGGAGGCGAACGCTGCGGAAGACGGCGCGCCTCCCGTGCCGGCTGATCCGGTCACGAAACCGGGTGACCTGTATCTGCTGGGACCGCACCGGCTGCTGTGCGGCGACTCCACCAGTGCAACAGACGTGGAGCGGTTGCTGGCCGAACGGAAGCCGTTCCTGATGGTGACCGACCCGCCGTATGGCGTGGACTACGACCCGGAGTGGCGGAAACGCGCGGGCGTCAATAATTCCGACCGCATGGGTAAGGTGACGAACGACGACCGTTCCGACTGGCGCGAGGCGTGGGCGTTGTTCACTGGGTCCGTGGCTTACGTTTGGCACGATGCGCTGCACGCAGCCAACGTGGAGAATAGCCTGACGAGCGTCGGATTCCAGATCCGCAGCCAGATCGTGTGGGCGAAGAAGTCTTTGGTGATGGGGCGTGGCCACTACCACTGGCAGCACGAACCATGCTGGTACGTTTCAAAAGGAACAGCGAACTGGCACGGAGACCGCAAGCAAAGCACTGTATGGTCGCTGGCTACGCAGGACGGCGCGAACGACGCGGCTACGATCCACAGCACACAGAAGCCGGTCGAGTGCATGCGGCGTCCGATCCTGAACCATACGATTGCGGGAGACGCGGTATACGACCCGTTCCTCGGCTCTGGCACCACGCTGGTAGCTGCGGAACTGACCGGTCGCGTCTGCTGCGGGTTGGAACTTGACCCCGGCTATTGTGACGTCATAGTTGCCCGGTGGGAAAAGTTGACCGGCAAGAAAGCAACACTGGAGTCGGGTTTTTCCCGTACATAAAAGAAATGGCCAGACCTTCCTACCAACCAACCGATCAGGACACGCGCACCGTGCAAACTATGGCGGCCTGCGGCTTCCCGCACGCTGAGATCTGCACAATCCTTGATATCGACGAAAAGACGTTGCGTAAGCACTTCCGCGACACGCTCGACAAAGCGATGATTCAGGCCGACGCCAAAGTCTCGCAGACCATGTTCCAGATGGCCACGTCGGGCGAACATCCGGGCATGACGGCCTTCTGGATGAAGGTGCGACGGCGCTGGAAGGAACCGGCGAACGACCACCGCTTTGTTGACGAGTCCGGCAAAGACCGTCCATTCCTGCTATCTGATGCTGACAGGCTGATTGCGGAAGCTGATGCCGAAATTAACAGCAGAGAATAGAGCACGATTCCTTCTCGACCCGGTAGAGTTCCAGCGAACGCAGTTGAGGCGCAAGCTGTGGGCCAAGCAGCGCGAGATCCTGCATTCAGTGGCCACCAGACCGCTCACGACGGTCAAGGGCTGCCACGCATCTGGCAAGACGTTCGCGGCTTCAGGGCTTCCGCTCTGGTGGCTGGTGCGGTACCGGCGCAACAGCAAAGTCTTTGTAACGGCTCCGACCGAACGGCAGGTGAAGACGTTTTTCAAGGACGTGCGTGTCGCGTGGGACGCGGGGCCAGTGAAGCAACTGCTGCCGATGCCGTCAACGCTCGGGCTCAACGTGGCGCCAGACCGCTACGCATACGGGGCCAGCTCATCGGCCGGCGTCAACATTCAAGGGCTGCACGGTGAGCATGTATTAATCATCTGCGACGAGGCTCCAGGTATCGGTTCGGAGATCTGGGACGCAATTGAAGGCATCCGCTCGGGCGGTAACGTCCACGTTCTAGAGCTCGGCAACCCGGTTGTGCCGTCGGGCCACTTCTACGACTCGCACACGAAAGATCGTTCGATATTCAACTGCATCAGCATCAGCGGCTTCGACACTCCCAACCTTGCGAACGAACTGACCGGGCTGCCGCTGACGGAAGAAGAACTGCTGGGCCTTGACGAAACCCGGCTGGCGCGTGTCGTAGATCCGGGCCTAATAACGCGGGCGTGGATTCGGGAACGGCACAAGGTCTGGGGTCCGAAGCATCCGAAGTACTTGAGCCGCGTGCTCGGGGAGTTCCCCGGCAACGACCCGTACAGCGTCTACCCGCTGGCGTGGATTGAACGGGCAAACAGGGTGCCGACGGATCTGGAGATACAGCAGAACAGCACAGAGACGATTCAGATCGGTATCGACGTTGCGGGGCCGGGGTCAGACGAAACCGTGCTGGTGGCGCGGCGGGGCGGGCAGATCCTTGAAACCCACGCATTCTCAGACAACGACCCACGCGGGCCGGTGGCCAACATCCTGCATCGGTTCCGGAGTTCCGGACGGCTGGGTCTGGTGGTAATCGACATCGCAGGCATCGGCTACAACTTCGCTCTCCACATGGCCGACCAGCGCTTTCCTGTGTATGGTTTCAACGCAGGGTTTAGTGCCATCGATTCAACGCAGTACGTCAATCAAAAAGCGGAAACGTATTGGCAGTTCCGTGAATATCTCAGGGCTGATGCAATATCAGGCTTGGTCGACGAAGAGACCTCGGCGCAACTCTCGACGCTCCGGTATCGCGAGAACAGCCAAGGGCGCACTGAGATCGAGACGAAGGACCAACGCAACCAGCGCGGCATACCGGGGAGCCCTGACCGGGCAGAGGCGACGATCATGGCGTTTATGCGAGTCAGACCTCAGCAGCAGGAGCGGTCACTACCCGGCTACGAGATTTCACCGATATAATATTTCTTGCAATTCGCTTACAGCGTACTCTAAGCTATTGTTTGTGGATGATTACGACAGCGGAGCCTATTGCCGTCATTGGCAAGCGCCTGACCAGTGCGATAAGAATTGCGGCTGTGGTCACAGTTGCTGGCTACACGATTGGGACGGCGAATGTATTGCGGAGTTGTGCCAGTGCAAGAAATGGACGGAGAGAAATGAAACAAATAAACGTCCCAGTTGAGGACGAAGTCTACGAAGCGGCGAAGATGCTGGCGGCGAAATGCGGGATGCTGCTAAAGGCATGGGTGGCGAGGGCGATCTTGAACCAGGCGGCAAAGGAGCGAAACGATGGAAACAGTTAAAACCGACATTGGCGTGTGGCCGGGTGTGATGTATGTGATAGGGCTGGTGGTCGCGGTGCTGGCAATGTGGCGCTGGGATATGCGTCAGATGCGAAAGGCGCAGCGCGAGGCCGAACTGATGCGTCAACATGTCAAATTTATCAATGACAAAGGGCAGGGCTAATGAAGGAATCATTGCTGGCTATAGGCGCTGTAATAATCGGCGCGGCAATAGCGTTTGTGCCGATCATGGTGTTTTTGGTAGGTGGCGAATGAAAGTCGGCTGCGTGATGCTGATGTCGCCGGGGCGCGAGGCTTTCCAGCATCAGGCAGTGAAGTGTTTTGACAGCCAGACCTATACCGGCGGACTCAGGCTGCTGACGTTGCCGGCTGACCCGGCGCGAACTATTGGGGCAATGCGAAACTATGCAAACTCCCTGCTTACCGATTGCGATATTGTGTGCCACTGGGACGATGACGACTGGAGCCATCCGAACCGAATCGCGGAGCAGGTTGCATTGCTTGAGGCGACCGGCTCGGATTGCGTCGGGTACAACGAGATTCTGTTCTGGCGGCAAGCGGAAGCGCTGAACTCGCCGCGTGTGGAACTGCATGGATCGGCATGGCTCTACAGCAACCCGAACCCGCGTTACGCGCTCGGCACCAGCCTGTGTTACTGGCGCAAGGCGTGGGAGGCGCGACCGTTCCCGGATATCAATCACGGCGAGGATACGGAGTGGCTGAAGGGCGTCAGGTCTCACGCTGTTTCCACGTTTGACCTGATGAAACCGGCAGGCGCTGACCCACGCATGATCGCCCGGATTCACGCGGGCAACACCAGCAGCGGCTACGACCCGGCTGAGATGTCGCGACACAACGCGCTGCCAGCATCGGAGCGGCAGTGGTCACGGGTACCGGCTTGGGATAAGGTTTGCAGAGAGGTAATGGAGCGATGAACGGCAATCCAAATTGCTATCACTGCGGAGTGGAGATCACAGGGGCGATTACGATGAGGCCGAAAGATTTTGAGTTTGCGATCAAAAAGGATGCGCCAGTCGCAAGCACAGCCCATATCAACGGGGTGCGGTGTTTCATGTTTTGTTGTGCTCAACACGCGATAAAGGAGATACCAGTACAATGCGCTTAAACCTTGGATGTGCAGATCGTCGGATAGACGGATTTATCGGCGTGGACATTGCGCCGGGCCCGGAAGTAGACCAGATCGTAGACCTTGAGGGGCCGTGGCCGTGGCCGGATTCCAGTGTCTTGGAAGTCAGGGCGCATGACGTTGCGGAGCATATCGGAGACTGTTCGCACTGTCCGATTACTGGCATTGTGTGTCAGCGGTGCGCGAAGGGTTTCAGCGACGAACGCTACCGTCACCCGCTTGGACGCATTCACTTCATGAACGAGTTACACCGCGTTCTGGTACCGGGAGGCACCGCACTGATTGAGGTGCCAAGCGCGGCGCACGGTGTAGGTTTCATCACGGACCCGACGCACAAGACGCCATGGTGTTTGAGCCTGTTCAGGTACTTCGAGGCCGGGACGTTCGCGCATCAGCGGCTGGCGAAGTCCTACGGGATCACGGCGGCCTTTCGTGTGCTGAACTTGCAGGAGATCGAGGTCAGTGGCGAAGATGCACGGGAGCGCGTCTGGAAGATCATGGCAACCCTAGAGGCGGTGAAGTAGATGGGGCTCAGTATCATCATTCCCAGCAAGAACGCGGCGAACCTAGTGCCATGCGTTCAGGCGATCAGGGCGGCGGGCGAGACGTGCCGAATCATCGTGATTGACGACGGATTGGACCATACCGAAATCCACTACGGCACCGGCAGATTAGACCCGTACTGCGTTCTAGGCCATAAGCCTTTCGTCTACGCCAGAAACATCAACCTCGGCATTTACGCAGCCGGTACCGATGACGTGATCCTGCTGAACGACGACGCGCTGCTACAGACGCCAATGGGGTTCACGAAGATGTGGGAGCAGTCGAAGCGCAGGCCACAATACGGGGTAATAGCATCGGCCTGTAACAACGTCGGCAACCCGCTGCAGAATCTAGTACCGGAGCTGGCAGACCTTGACGGGGTGCGAGATGAGCGGCGGACACTTTGCTTTACGTGCGTCCTGATTCCGCGGCGGGTCATAGATGCGGTGGGGCTGCTTGACGAGCGCTTCGTGGATTACGGCATGGACGACGATGATTACTGCCTGCGCGTCCGATATCACGGACTCAGGCTGGCGATCTACGACGGCTGCTATTGCGACCATGGCAGCCTGACGAGCAGCTATCGCGGCGGACCGGAGGCGGGGGGCGACTTCATGCCAAACCTGAAGCGGTTCATTGCCAAGTGGGGAACAGACAACTGGGGACGCAGCCGCGACAATTCGCCGTTCCGGGATCTCTGGGACGGTGAAGCATGAGCGAAGCATTGACGCTGGCAGGAATGATGGCGGTACCCGGGGCGGCGTTGCTGATGCATCGGGCGGGGCTGGTGTACAGTATCCGCATGATTGCAAACTGGTGGTATGCGCTGGCGTTTGCGGTCGAGCACTTCCGGGCTGAGTTCCGGCGGCTGAATGACGAAGCGAGGCGGGCGTGAAGGTCTTGATTTTGGGCGCATCAGGGATTGTGGGGCAACACATGAGGCTCTGCGTTCCGGATTGTGTGCAACCTGTCTGGGTGCGGCGTAAGGCCGACTTAATTACCTCAGGCGACTGCAAAGTTTCGCAGATCATGGCAGCTGACGCTGACGTGATCGTTAACCTGTGGGGCAATTCGAACGTGGATGCTGTGGAGCGCGACCCGTGGGACGCAGTGGCCGACAACATTACAATGCCTGAAATGCTGGCGCTATGGTGTGCAGCAAACGGGCGCAAATTTATTCAGGTCAGCAGTCAAGCCGTCTATCAGTCACCCGGCAACAACATGGACCAGCCGAACATTTATGGCCGGCATAAGCGGGCTGCGGAGGTGGCGACGCTAGAAAACGGCGGTATCGTGGTCCGGTTGACGTTTGTGCTGGGCATCAGGCCACTGCCGCACGTGGGGCGCAAGAATCCGCTCGAAGCCATGCTGGAAGGGCAGAGCCCGCAGGTCTGTGACCGGTTCTTTAGTCCGCTGTTTGCATGGGACGCGGCGGAATTGCTCTGGGACGCGGTGCTGATGGCAAAGCCGGGTGAGATCCGGCAACTCGGGGAGCCGATACGCACGACCCGCTGGGACATTGCCAAGCTGGTCAACCCGGACGTCACAGCGTGTTCACATGACGACTTTCCGGGGCTGGCGCCACGAGCGCGAGACACAACGTTCCTGCACGGTTCACACTTGCGGAGCTTATACCAGATCCACCAGATAATTGAGAGGGCACAAATGGAAGACAGAGCAATTGAACTGGCGCTATTCTTTGGAATCACGCTGGACCAAGCAAAGGGGAAGCTAGGCGAGGGCTTTGGCGCTCTGCACAACGCCGTGGCCGATGACTTCCGCAAGGCGAATCCGCAGGGCGACGACGCGCTGCTCAACTGGTACCGGACCACGGAAGCTTACATCTGGGAACTTTCGGCGTATCACGATGATCAAGGCTTCAATTACACCGGCATGTGCCGAGGTATCGTGGAGCGGCTGAAGGTTGAGCCGGGATGTTCTTTCGTGTTGGCGCTTGGAGATGGCATCGGAGACCTGACGCTGGCGTTGCACGAGGGCGGCTTCGATGCCGTTTATCACGATCTGGAAAACAGCAGGACGGCGGATTACGCAGCGTTTCGGCATTGGCGCAAGACTGGCACGCAACTGGTAACCGATACCAGCAACGGGTGGACCATGCCGACCGGCGGCAACTACGACGCTATCTGCTCTCTGGACTTTTTGGAGCACGTGCCAAACGTTGAAGCCTGGGTGCGTGCCATCTTTGCAGCCTTGAAGCCGGGGGGTCTGTTCTGTGCGCAGAACGCCTTTGCGTGCGGCTCAGGTCCGGACGGCAGCATTCCCATGCATCTTGCCGTGAATGACCGCTTTGAGCACGACTGGGATCCGCTGCTGACGGCGGTTGGGTTTGAGCAGATTTCGAGCAATTGGTACCGGCGGCCTGCGTGAAACTGATAGCGGCAATGGTGGGAATGGTGATCTTGTATTTGCTGTGGAAAGGCTACATCGAAGAATGAAACCGACGACACTGGGAGATTTAATGGACCGATGCTGGGACCGCATCAAGGCAAAGAAGGAAAAAGACGCGGCAGACAGAAAGGCGGCGAAGGATGCCTAAAATTGAGACATTTGACAGCGAAGGCAAGCCGAACGGCTGGGTGTTGCCGATATGGTCCGAACTCTCAGAGCCAGGCTTGCGGCCTGCACAGGTTTACGTAACCGCCATATCGCCGAGGACGCGCAAGGGGCCGCATCTTCACAAAGAACGACGTGGTGTGTTTCACTGCATCGCTGGGCGCGTTCTAGTGCGGAAGAACTACCAAGGCGACGTGCTCGACAAGATTATCGAACCGGGCGGCGAATACTGCTTTATTCCATGCGGGACGCCTGCGGCACTGTACAACATAGGCGACGGCGAAGCGCTGGTGCTGAACATGCCAAACCCGTCATGGTCGCAGGAGAATTCAGACGAGTGGCCGGTGGAAGTCTGGGCAGACCCGGTTGAATGGACGCGCGTATGAGTTGGGCAGACGATTACAATGTCGGATTTTGGATCGTGAAGTTCTATGGAAGCATTCACTGTTCATGTGATGAATCGGCTGACAAAGATCACACTGTTGTCGTCGACGTCGGAGATGGTGGACCAAGTCTGGTGATTGAAGCCATCAAAGAAGTGCACGACGAATTCGCGGTTTTCAAAAGCATGAAAAGGGTCAAAATAATCGAAAGGATCAAGGAATGAGACGTCTCGATATGGGCGTCGCCAGCTACAAGAACCCGCAACGCTTGCGCGAAACGCTGGCCAGCATTCAAACTCAGAGCTCCACCGACTGGCGGTGCTTCATTCTCATGAGCGGCAACGCATCGGATGAGAACGTTCAGGCGTGTCAAGTGGCGCGTGAGTTTGCAGCAGTCGATAACCGTTTCGTGCTGGTAGAACGAAGCGTGGCTCAGGATAGCTATTCAGGCGCGGTGAACGTCCTGTTCCACCTAGCGGAAACCGAATACATAGCGTATCTGGACAACGACGTGACCATCAACACGCATGGCTGGGACGAAACGCTGTGCGGGTATCTGGATCGCTTTCACGAGATCGGCATGGTTTACCCGAACGGCGGGGCGGCGCCTATTGACCGAGGGCCGTATACAGAAATCATGTGGGCTGCGGGCTTTGCGTGGGTGATCAACCGGCATTGTATGGTTGACACTGGGCGCTTCGACGACACTATCGGGCACCAGAACGAATGTGATTACGCAATGAGAGTTCGCATGGCGGGCTGGAAGTGTGCGGCAATTCCATCGGTATCAATCAGCCATCACGCGACGGCCACAAACGACCCGGCCGCGATTGAGCGCATCGGGCAGGGCGTGATGCAGTTTGTGAACAAGTGGTGTCGGTACTTCGGCGGGAAGAACTTGAACTATCATTCTTCGAACGTGCTGCGGTGGGACGACTGGCCACCGAACGCGCTGTACTTGGAAGAATACTGGAAGCTTCGATATCCGACGCTTAACGACGCGCCTGAGGTCTGGACCTGCGAGGGCCGGGACTACGACCTGATCCGGGTGCCACGATACAAAGACTTCTATCGCACGAGGATAATCTGATGGACCGAATCTGCGTAAACGTAACCCACGATGTAATCTGCGGCCACCCGGTAAGCCAGCATGACAGCGGCGGATGCTGCTCAACTATGAGGTGTCCGTGTTCGCATCTGGCCGTGTCAAAGCAGGACGAATATGACCCGGCTGAACCAAAGGCTACGAAAGAAATCAACCCGGAATCGGGAAGGGCGAAACAATGACAGTTTTCGGAATGTTGAGGATTAAGGACGAAAATCGCTGGATTCGACAAGTGATCGAGGCTGCGTTGCCGCTCTGCGAACGCATCTTTATTCTCGACGATCATTCGACCGATGCTACGCCGGAAATCTGCGCTGAGATGGGGGAACGTGTTACCGTCATCAACTCCGCGTTTGAAGGTTTCGACGAATCGCGGGACCGCGAATACCTGCTTTCTCGGCTGCTAAACAGCGTCGGAGATAACCACCTGTGCGGTGACGTGCACAGTCCATTCTGGGCGCTGGCAATCGACGGAGACGAGCTGCTGGACGGTGCTGGGGTAGTAGCAATCCGCGAGACGTTGGCGGCCACACCGTACCACGCCTTTAAGCTGCCGATTCGATACTTGTGGAATTCCGATCTCAGTCTGGTAACCACGCCGGGGCATCGCAAAGTTCGCATGGACGGGGTATATCAGCACTTCGCAAGACCTTCCGTGTTTCGGCTGATGAATCGCAACTTCCGGTTTCAGCGAACGCCATTTGGCAACGGGGCAAACTTCCATTGTTCCAGCATTCCGCAAGAACTTCTGCACGCGGCTCACGTTTTGATACCCGGTGCACCGCTCT